CGCAACATCTTGTCTAAGCAGAATGTACTTTCTGTTGACTATCACACTGCGTATCATGTAATGGGTACTAAGTGGGTCGATGCTGGCGACAACCCAACCAATGCAAACTTAGCTACTGCTAACAAGTGGGCTGCTACTTATGACATTGACTTGATTCCTGCTGTTCAGATCACAGTTAATACACCTTTGGATGTAACTAACATCTCCTAATTGATAATTAAATCACTAGGGAATGGGACAGACCCTCACCATTTATTTGGTGGGGGTTTTTTATGACGCTACAATATAGAGGAAATGTATTTTAAGGATTGTGGCTGCAACAATAATTGCCACGTTGAAGTCTGCAACAGCTAATAGCTATGTGACTTTAGCTGAAGCAAACACTTATTTTGAAACCGTCCCAGATTCAACAACTTGGGATAATAAGACTGATGATCAAAAGAAAAGGGCATTAATATCTGCCACGAGATGGATTGATAGTCTCAATTTTTATGGTGATCGTTGTGATGAAGCCCAAGCATTAAAATGGCCTCGAAATAATTATGAAGTAGATGATGTGGAGCTTGCTTGCACTGCGATTCCTGCAAGTATTAAATATGCAGAATATGAATTAGCTAGAGCATTAGCAAATGAAACAGATGCAATAACTGGTAATAAAGGTACTGACGGAACTTACGAAGAGGTAAAACTAGGAGATATAGAGGTGAAATACAACACCGATAGTCAGGGTGTTGGGACGATTAACAATGTTTTTGACGTTTATCCTTGGTTGCAGTCCTATCTTGGTGCTTATTGTCTTGGTGGAAGTGGCAGCTATCAAGTTCGGGTAGTTAGAGGTTAATCATGGCAGGAGCATTAGACACAGCTTTTAAATCTCTAGCTAAAAGCGTAGTTGCTGATCTTGGATCGGCTTTAGATACTACTATTACTTATACAAGGAAAGTTGCTGGTGCTTATAACACTGCTACTGGCTCTTTAGCTACAACAGATACAGCTTATGCAGATATAAAAGTTCCAATTGAGTTTATAAAATCGGAAGAAAGTGAAGGGAGAGAATTAAGGCAAGCCAAGTTATATATCACTCCTGATTTGATAGGTGATAATCAACCTACCTTTCAAGATGAAGTGATTTTGAATTATGCAGGAGCAAGTCAAACAGCCCAAATCGTTGATATAGATACGAAGAAAGGTGGGCAAGCTTACTTATTTACGTTGTTGGTGAGGTTCTGATGACTGGGAGAAGGGCAAAGCGGAGAAGAATGCCGACAGAAATGAAGGCAAAAGCTTTTGCAAAGATGATTGAAGATGATTTAACTGATGAGATAGAAGTTCAACTAAATAGTTTTGTTCGTTCTGTTGTCAGTGATTTGACAAGCGATGGACAAAAAAGAGGTGTTAGTCCTGTGTTAACTGGATTTTTTGCTTCTAGTTGGAAGGCAGGTTTAAATAGACCTGCAAGGAATGATGAACGACATAATTTCCCTAAATGGGCAAAAATTAAGACACAAGGAAATAAACTTGCTCCTGGTTTCAAATCTGTAATAGAACAAAGATATCCTGTTCCGACTAATTTCAAAATAAATAAGTCTGTTTTTATTGGAAATACAGCTAAATATGCTCCTCAAGCTCTTGTTTCTCCTAAATCACAAATTTTTTCATATCTTTTAGGAGGATCTGGGACTTTTAAAGAAGGATTAACTCAAAAGATTGATAGAATCTTTACTGATAAACGTGCTGATATTAGAGTTGGTGGAGATGTTGATGATGCAGGTCGTACCAGCTTCTTGAAATTATGACACTTGTTAATGCCAGAGCTGCTTTTGAAAAAGCTGTAACTGATGCTGTTGTTGCTGCTGATGCAACAGTCAATATGATTTATGAGAATGTTCCTTATACAAAGCCAGGTAAAACTAAAAAATATGTTGTAATGGGAGTTAATTTTGGTCAATCAACAGTTCAAAACCAAGGTGCATCAAGTGATTACTATAGTGGATTTATTCAGTGCAGCGTTTATGTTCCTAAAAATAAAGGAACATCTGTTTTAGCAGCAATTAGTGAATCTGTTATAGATGGTTTAACTTCTGTTAATGCTGCAAATTATACGGATACGTTTAGCTGTAAACCAAGAACAAATGACGTTGTTGGGCCTGGGGGGGTTGATGATGAGCAGGAATCACATTATTTAGGTGTGATTACCTGCCAATTTTCTGCAATTGCTTAAGCTTGAGTTACTATACTAGTAGTCTATAAGTTTTTTTATGAGAGCCGTTGAGCTTTTAAGCAACAAGTTTGGTGTAAGCCAGTTATACCAACACGATGTAAAGAAAGATGGTGAAGTTATTCTGTCTGTCTTTTGGCATCCATTAACGATTGCAGAAAGAGAAACTATTCAAAAAAAGACAGGTTCAGAAGATGCTAATGATTTTGCATTAGCATTAATGCTCCAAAAAGCTTTATCTAAAGATGGTAAAAGACTTTTTGCTGATGGAGATAAAGCAACTCTTCGTAGAGAAGTTGAAGCATCTATTCTTCAAGAAATTCAATTAGCCATGCTCGAATCTGGTGCAGATAAGGAGGTAGAAGAAGCGGAAGCTGATTTGAAAAGCTAATGGCGATTGGATGTTTATGTTTTCCCTAGCCAAAGAGTTAGGGACAACAGTCATGCAATTATCGCAAGTTTTGACAAGGGAAGAGATGATTGGTTGGGCTGCTTATTTCAAGATTCAGAGTGACGAGATGGAAAGAGACAGAGATGCTGTTCAACGAAGTAGTGCTAGTAGAACTCAAACAAGGTAAGATAGGAGATATTGTTTGGTACGAGAGGAGTGGCTGAAGCTTATACCAAGTTAATAGAATTTAAGGTAAAAGATAATGCAATTAAAGCTGCCACTGTTCGTCTGTTTAGAAGTTTAGAAAGAATAGAAAAAAAGTTAGATGAGATAGGAGGAAAAGGAGGAAGAGGATTTGACAAAGTTGCTAAAGGAGCAGATAAGGCATCAGCTAGTTTTAAACAATTACAAAAAACAACTAACACTCTTGCGTCTGTTTCAAATGCAACAAGAAAGACAATTGTTGCAACAACAGCAGGTCTTTGGTTAGCAAATAAAGCTACAACGGCTTTGGATTCTTCTATGAGAGGAGTCACAGTTGCAGGACTAAAACCTTTTGCTGCTGCTGCCAATTTAACAACAGGGAAAATATTAGCTTTAAAAGCAGGGGTTGTAGGACTTGCTGCTGCTCATCCAATCTTAACTGGTGCTATTGCTGCTGGAGTTGGTGCTTATACATTGTTTGGTTCTAAAACAGGAGATGTAATTAAGAAGTTAAAAGGAATTACACAAGGTTTATACAACGCTGGAGCTGCTGTTCGTAAATTTGTTTCACAGATTAAAACTTCTAAAACAGGAGGATCAGAATTAACAATATTTGATCGAATACAGTCTGCCAAAGGTGGTGGTCTTGTTGGTCTTAAGAAATTATTAGATCAAGTTACAGCAGCTCAATCAAAATTAATTTCAACAAATTTAGGATATGTATCTTCGTCTGAAAAAGTCCGAGCAGTAGAAAAAGCTTTAAATGCCGAGTTGATGGCAAGGAAGAGAATAATGGATCAAATAATAACGAACGAACGAGCAAGGACTCCTACTTCTACGCTAACAGCAGCAGCAGGAGAAGCAGGTGGTTTAGAAGGATTAAAGAATTTACTTACTGAAGCCGAAGGTATTCAAAATAGATTATTAAGTACTGATGAAAAATATAAAGTTGCAGCAGCAAGAGTAAGAAGTATACAAAAAGCTATTAATGCTGAGTTAAGGCAAAGAGAATTAATAATGGGCAAGATAAATATTAAAGAAGAAAAATCTATAAGTTTAGGTGAGCGACTTAGAGGAATAGCAGGAAATCTTGGAGGAAAAGCAGTTCAAGCAGCAAGACCTGGAAGGGAGATGGAACGGAGAGGATTGATGGCAGGTACAGGTGCAGGGTTGGCAGGATTAGGGATGGCTCAAAACAGTGCCATAGGGCAGTTTATGGGGAAATGGGCTGTCAATCCTGCGATGGGAGGACTTAACAATGCGGCTGGCATGGCAATGGGAGCGCATATTCCTGGCGCAGGAATAGCTGCTAAAGGAATAGCTGATACAAAAATGGCTCTTGTTGGTTTAACAGCAGCAGCTAAGACGGCTGCTGGCATAGCTTTATTAAATCCACAAGCTATTGGATTGTTAGCAAGTGCTTGGTTGGTTTTTGGTAATAAAGGAATAAGAGGTGCAATTGAGAAGTTATTTGGTGCAGAAAGAGCCGCTAAAAAGACAACTGCTGGTTTGTTTGAGTTTGCAAAAGCTAATCCTATCCTTAGTCGACTCAATATGAAATTGGAAATGTCCAAGGATGCTATGAAGCAACTTGGAGATGCTGCTAATAAAGCTCAAAGAGAAATAGCTGCTTTACAAAATCCTGGGATGAAGGGGAATGTTATTCAAAATACTAGAGCAAGTAGAGCAAGTAGAGCAGGAAGTGGTTTTGCTGAATGGTCACAAGGATTAGGGGGAACAGGAACAGCTTCTGCTAGGGACACGATGGTTAAATCTCTAGAAAGAAAAAATAGACGTTTAGTTCAATTAGGCCAAGAAAGATTAAAAGGTGAGAGGTTAATAAATAAAGAGATGAGAAATCAAGAGAAAAATGCAGTTAAGATTGAAAAGGCAGCAGATAGAATGAACAATAAGGCAAAGCAGAGACTTAAGAACTGGAAGAAGATAAGAGCGCAAAAAGCTGAAAACTTAATGCTTGGAGCTGGTTTCCCTCTTCTCTTTGGTGGTGGGGCTGGAGCTACGGCTGGTGGTGTTACTGGCTCATTAATTGGCAATGCAATGGGAATGGGTGGATTTGGAACGCAAATCATAGGTAGTGCAATAGGAACAATGATAGATACAGCAATCCAAAAGGTTGCAACATTAGCTGATGCTTTAAAAGAATTAAATGTTGATAATTTGGTTGAATCTGGTATTCGTTTAACAGGTGAAATACAAGCTCAAGTGCAATTATTGAAGGAGGCAGGAAGAGCAGATCAAGCAAGAGCTTTGGTGGCAGAACAAGTAAGGAGACAAACAGGCTTAACTCAAGGTTCGACACGAGATATTAATAACGCAGTAAAGTTATTACAAGCATCATGGAATGATGTAGCAGCAAGTGTTGGAGGCGTTTTAGGAATATTGGCTTCACCTTTAATAGTTGCTTTAGCAGCAATATTAAAATTAGTCAATCTAGCGGCAATTGGATTTAATACAATAGCAGGGGCTGTTGGAAGCATTATTCCTGGGTCAAGTCTATTACAAGGTTTATGGGACAAAATCAGTAACAGTATTCAGAAAAGTAGAAAAGAAATTATCTTATTGCAACGAGAAATTAAAAGGACAGGTGATATTTCATTACTTAAATTATCTTTGGCTGGTCAAAGAACTCCTGGCAAAACTTTTGCAGGACAAAGAAAGAATGTTGGCCTTGACTTTTCATCATTTATATCTGATTTTAATGAAGAAACAAAATCTCAAGCTAAAGATATTAGAACTAAATTCCCCGATGATCTCAATGAACAAAACAGATTAATTGGAGAATTAAATAAAACAAGAAAGGTTCAATTTAGAGAACAATCACAGCCATTTGTTCAACAATTTAAGGAAATAGATTCTCAAGAAATAAAGTCTACAGAAACATTGACTCGTCAGGTTGATAATTTAAAACTTCAAAATGGATTGGTAGAGAAAATCAATGAAGCGAAAAAAGCAGGTGATACTGATACTGTTGGAAGATTAGAACTTGAATCTAAAATCCTAAATATTAAATTACAAGAGTCTCAAGATTTAAGTAACGCAAAAAGTATTAAAGAAGAATCTCTAATCAAAGATAAAGCAGCTTTAGATATTGCAAGAGCAAAATTAGATTTAGCAGGTCAATTAACAGCAGAAGAAAAGAAATTAAAGAAAATAAAAGAGCAAATTAGTCAATCTATTGAAAATGGAATTGTTAATGCACTTGAAGCGGCAATAGATAAGACTAAGACTTTAGGTGAAGTTGCAGCAAGTGTCTTTAAGCAAATATCAAGACAAATTCTACAGGCGGGTGTTAATTCATTCTTGAATAAGGCTATGCCAGGCTTTTTCCCAACAAGAGCTTCAGGTGGCCCAGTATCAGGGGGTTCTCCTTACATTGTTGGAGAGAAAGGCCCAGAATTATTTGTCCCAGGTTCTAGCGGTAATATCGTTCCTAATAATGCAATGGGAGGAACAAACAACGTGGTTGTTAACGTAGATGCTTCTGGTTCGGCAGTTCAAGGTGATGCAGGACAATCGGAACAACTTGGAAGTATGCTGGCAGCAGCAGTTCAAGCTGAACTTGTTAATCAGCAACGACCTGGAGGACTCTTGGCAGGTACACGCTAATGGCAACATTTCCATCTATTAACCCCACTTATGGGGCACAAAAAAGATCAGCACCTATTAAACGTGTGGTTCGTTTTGCTGATGGGTACGAACATCGGGTTTTGTTTGGATTGGACGCACATACAAATCCGAAAGTTTACTCTTTGAAATTTGCAGTATCAGAATCGGATGCAGATATAATTGAAAATTTCTTAGATGCAAGAGCTTTAGATCAAGCAAGTTTTGATTTTACTCCTCCAGGTGAGGGATCATCTGGCAAATTTGTTTGTGATTCTTGGAGCAAATCAATTCCTTATTTAAATAGAGCAACTATTTCAGCAACATTTAGGGAAGTATTTGAACCATGAGTTTAGATCCAATTATTAGTGATCTACAGAAGAGCAATCCTTCTGCAATTATTGAATTATTTGAACTTGAATTAGATTCAGCCTTGCACGGAGCAACAACTGTTTATAGGTTTCATGCGGGAAGCAGCTTAAATTTAAACGGAAAGGTTCTTTGGCAAGGGAATGAATACTTACGTTACCCTGTAGAAGCTAGTGGGTTTGCTTTTCAAAAAGGACAACTACCAAGACCACAGATAACAATAAGCAATGCTTTGTCTTTACTTAGTGCTGTAATGTTAGAGGTTAACTTGATAACAGCAGGTAATGACTTAACAGGTGCGAAAGTAACAAGAATTAGAACATTAGCTAAGTTTTTAGATGCTAATAACTATGGATCTTTTGGTCTTTTTGTTCAAGAAAATTCATCAGATTATATTGCTTTAGAGGATAGTGACTTAATTGCACAAGAATCTGTTACGCCTGGAACTCCTGCAAACAATGAATTTCCTAGAGAGATCTATTATATAGATAGGAAATCAGAAGAAAATAGAAATATTGTTACTTTTGAATTAGCAAGTATTAGTGACTTAGCTGGAATTCGTTTACCTAAACGTCAATGTACTAGAGATATTTTTCCTTCTATTGGTACATTTATGTAATGGGTTGGAAAGTTAAAGCATTACAACATGCAAAAGAAGAAGATCCAAAGGAATCTGTTGGGTTGTTGTTAAATATTAAAGGTAAAAAGGTCTATTATCCTTGTCATAATTTATCAACTTATTCTCAACAGTGTTTTATTTTAGATCCAGAAGATTATGTCAAAGCAGATAGCTTAGGTCAAATTGTTAGCGTTATACATTCACATCCAACAACTCCAGCAATAGCAAGTGAAGCCGACAAAGTTAGTTGTGAAGCAAGTGGATTACCTTGGCATATTGTTAATCCAAAGACAGAAAAATGGGGTTATTACGAGCCAAAAGGCTATAAACCAGCGTTAAAAGGGAGGTCA